CTTCCTCTTGCTCCCTGTCGATGAAGTCTCGCAGAGCAGAGCACGGACCCCTACCGTTCAGGGCGGCCGGGGCTCGCTCAGCGGTGTAGGAACGAAGCCTGCCGTCTGCCTTGCTGCGGCGGACGGTTGGAGGCAGGAAGACGAACCCTCTGCCCTTTCCTTCCTCGTCCCCGGACTGTATATCCAGGCCAGGCAGGAAGCCACTACGCTTGCGTATACCGAGAGACCTGATCCAGATGTGCTGCCCGCCGCTCGGGGTAGACACCCGCCAGTACTCAGCGGGCCAGTCAGAGCCAAGCTCCTCGCGCAGTTTCTGTAGACTCTCCTCGCCACCGTTGCGAGGGTCAACGTCCAGGACATCGAACCCCGTGCCCATCACGGCGCACAGCGCTAGGCCGGGCTTCCAGGAGCTGATGGCTTCGTGAGACTTCTCTCCTGCCGGGGAGTTCTGCCAGTTATCAGGCGGGACGGGCTTTTCCTTGTCGGCCAGCTTGGCGAGGAATATGGGAACACCCATATCCGCCAGCTGACGTGCGTATGCGAGTGACTCGTCGCGAATAGCTTTACTACCGCGCGCAGCCGAGCTATAGTTAGTGGCAGTCAATGCCGTACCTTCCTGGATCGGGAAGTGTGAGAGGGGCTGGGTCCGCACAACCCAGCCTCTCTGGCTTTATATGGGTGTCTCGCACTGTCCTACGCTGCGTCGGCTACCAGCGCAGATAGCGTGTTGAGCAGGCGAATCTGGTCACTGCTGAGGGTCCTGTTCTCGGAGAGATCCTTCTCCGCCTGTACCACTCCCTCAAGCACGAGACGGTCCAGGTCACCGCTCTCAATGGCTTTCTGGAGTGTGGTGATCTGACCCTGCCGGCGATCCCTGGCCATTCGTAGCTGGGCCTCGCGCATATTCTTGCGGCCTGCCAGAGACCTCTGGCTCCTCGGGCTCATTGCGGCTCCCTTCGTCCTTCCGAATAGCCTACCTCTGAGAGTTCGCCTTTAGTAAAGCTAATAAGTAACTCTCCGGTATCGCTTCCCTTAGTAAGAATGCGATATCTAAGCGATTATTGCACTAGACATTCGGTATGCATTCTGGGACGGGAATGGGAGCGCCTGCGTAATGTCCCAGCTACTCTTCGGGGTTATAGGTATCGGTACCCGGTAGGTACCCGACGGGTACCCGTCCCTCGGCCGGTAGGTCGGTATCCGGTACCCCCCTCTTTATAGGGGGTACCGATACCTACCCGGCCTGACCTGGGGCGCAGTAGTTGTGCAAATATATCACGGATCATGTCGGGTACCGACCCCGGAAACGGCGAGTTTCCGTTCTGGTCGTACCCTAGGTAACGGAAACGGTGGGTTTCCGGGAAACCGGGTTTCCTCCGCCTCTCGTGGTCGGCAACGACGATCCTGCGACCTATCTTCTGATATTCGTATCGGCGTATGAAACTAACGGAAAGGACTAGCGAAGCTTTCGTTAAGGGGGTATTATTTCCTTGACGATGGGGATAGCCGAGATTCTTATCGGGGGCAACGAGCCGAGCGTTGCCCCACCCCCGCACTCCGCACAATAAGAGCCGGATTCGCCCTGTCTCCGGTCGGTGGCCCGGGATCGTTTCCCTGCGACGGTTCCGGGCTATCCTAAGCGGAGACATTCTGCGATAGGACTCGGATATGCGACTCTCTCGTTTCCCCCGGTACCAGGTCGTTGCCGCCGCCGTAATCTTCGTTGCGGCTCTCCTCGCGGTCCTTACCGGGTGCGTCTCTTCCGGCTCTGGGTCGGGATCTCCGTCTCCTACGGCTTCTGGGGCCGTGTCATCGTTGTCTCCGGGTTCTTTTGCGTCTTCGTTGCCGTTCCTAAGCGCGGCATCCGTTGCTGATCTTATTGGCGCCAGCGGGTTCGTTGGCTGTGGGGCGGCTCCCCTTGGCGGCGTTAGCGACTGGGGCCAGGCGCGTCTTAACGGAATCGTCGTTGGGATTGATACCTTTCCCGATTCGGCCGTCCGTGATCGGTGGGAAGCTGGGATACGAGACCTGGGCATCGTTCCTATTCGGTCGGGCGCGCAGTGGGTCGTATACCGAGCGCCGAACCAGAACGCGCTGTCTTGTGGGTAGCTACGATGCGCGCGGTGCGCTGTGAGCGCTGACCACAACCGCGCCACACACGAGGCCATGAATAGGGCCTGGGACCGGCTACGACGCGAGATAGGCCGGATGCACCCGGAGCACGCAGAGATCACCGAGGTAGACGTCACATTCGTCCTCGCGATCATCACGGCCGAGGTTAGGCGCTGGCCCCGGAAGACCCTGATTGACCTGTCCCGGCATCGGTATGGCGGCCCGGTACAGCTAGATGTGCATGTGGTGTACAAGGCTCTGGGGATTGACCCACCTGAGACAGACGCGCAGGCTGATCTGTCGGTGGTCGCGCGCCCGCGCGAATCTGGGAAAAGACGGGATGCACAGGGATAGCGACATGGCCGAGCATTCCCTGACACCCTGCAAAGAATGCCATATCTGGCACTGCCCGCTCTGCGGATGTCCCAGGAATGTTAATCCTATCGAAAGGGTAGTGCCTGCAAAAGCAGTGGCGTAGGCTTTCGCCCGTGAGTAGGCAATGTGACATCAGGGTAACCACCGCCGGAGACCTGGCCAACAGCAGGCACATAGAAGAGGCCGAGGGCCTGGCACGCGAGATCTCTTCGCTACCGCCCGATGATCGCGTCTGGATCTTGTGGAAGGTGATTCACGACCTTCTGCCCGAGCGTAGATTCCGGGTACTGCATGATCTGATCCTGATGCTGATACAGAGCCACCGCAACCTTACCCAGATTGCCGATAGCTGGTCGTACAAAGACGACGAGTAGCGGCCCACGAGCGGACCCCGGTGACCGATCGCCTCCATCGCCGGGGTCCTTTATTATGCCCTTTTAAGTAACGTACTCGTAATCTTACTAAGCGAAGTCGGCGCAGGTAATTTCTGAACTAGCGAAATTACCCAACCGGGGGTACTATTCGCTCATCCGATCTGGGGGTAAGCCGCATCTTCCTGCGTGATCGGCGCATTCTTTGTTCGCTGGCTGGGAGATATTGTGAGTGCTGCCACTGCGCGTCGCCATGTTTACAGGCCGCGCGGTTCCGCTCGTGATCTGCTCAGCTGTAAGGATTCCGAAGTCGTTCTCTCCGGGCCAGCCGGTACGGGCAAATCCCGCGCCTGCCTAGAGAAGATCCACTTCATGGCGCTGCTTAATCCAGGCTCGCGCTATCTGATCTGCCGGAAGGCGCGCTCGTCTCTGAATAGCACGGGCCTAGTCACATTCCGACGGCACGTAGCCAATGAGGCTCTGCTGTCGGGTGATCTGGAGTTCTACGGCGGCAACGTAGACGAGGCTGGATATCACTACCGGGTCAATGGGTCGGTCATCGTCATCGGCGGCCTGGATAAAAGCTCGAAGATCATGTCCTCGGAGTACGACGCCATCTACGTCCAGGAAGCGACCGAGCTGACTGAGGACGACTGGGAAGCGCTCATCACCCGTCTACGCAACGGCCAGGTCAGCTTCTCCCAGATCATCGGGGACTGTAATCCAGGCCAGCCTACTCACTGGCTCAAGCAGCGCTGTGACTCCGGCCGGGCGCGAATGATGGCTACCCGGCATGAAGAGAACCCGCTGTACTTCGCGTCTGACGGAAGCCCGACCGCTCTGGGCCTTGACTACATCGGCAAGCTTGACTCTCTGACCGGCGTCCGGTACCTGCGTCTGCGTAAGGGCATCTGGGCTGCGGCCGAAGGCGTCATCTACGACAAGTGGTCCGACAGCGTCCACATAGTCGACGAGATGCCTGCGGGCTGGGACACCTGGACTCGCTACTGGTCCATCGACTTTGGGTTCACCAATCCCTTTGTCTGGCAGTGCTGGGCTGAGTCGCCAGATGGCGATCTATACCTGTACCGCGAGTACTACCAGACCAAGCGCACTGTCGAGCAGCATGCCCAGATCATGCTGTCGATGGTGACCCGCGAGGACGGGTCCTGGATCGAGCCGCAGCCCTACAAGATCGTCTGCGACCACGACGCTGACGGCCGGGCCACGCTGGAAGGCTACTTCGGCTCTACTGTCGCAGCGCACAAGTCGGTGTCCGAGGGCATTGAGGCGGTACAGAACCGCATCGCCGCGCAGCCTCGCGCTCGCCTGTTCGTGCTGCGCACCGCTCTAACGCGCCGTGACCCTGACCTAGACAGCGCCAAGAAGCCCTGCTCAACGCTGGAGGAGATTCCCGGCTACGTCTGGGCGGACGGCAAGCAGGACACCCCGGTCAAGGCCGACGACCACGGATGTGACGCGCTGCGCTACATGGTCGCCGAAATGGACTTCGGATACAGCAGCCATGGATTCCGGGGGTTCTTCTGATGTACCACGCAGCACATACAGGCCCGATCAATATCAGGAGCCGTGCCCGCGAGAAGAGAACGCGTCGACTGCGGGAGCTTGCGAGCCGAGTGACCGGCTACGCCCCGGCCCGACGCCTAGCGGAGATGCCGCTGACCCTCGCGGGCACGGCGTCCCTGTCTGTCGCTGCGTTCATCGGCAATGCGATAGCTGGCTTCGCGGTGATGGGCGTCTCGCTCATCGTCCTGGAATTCCTGATCGCAGATGAGGACGGTGAGCGATGAAGTCTGGTCTGCGCCGAATGGTCAACGCCACCCGTCCGCCTGTTCCGCTGAACCCGTACGGCACGCGCGGCGGAAACATGTTCAGCCTGACGGGTGGTACCAGCAACTTCTCGACGTATCTGCGCCAGTACAAGATGAGTTCCACGGTGTTCAGCATCGTGTCTCTGCTCCAGTCGTCCGCGGCAGGCCCAACCTGGCACATGTACCGCAAAGGCCGCCAGGACGGCCGGGTCCGTTACACCACCGGAGACCAGGGCTCAGACCAGCGCACCGAGGTCGTACAGCACGCCGCGCTGACGCTGTGGAACAAGCCGAACGACTTCATGACCGGCTTCGAGTTCCGCGAAGGCAGCAACCAGCACCTTGAGCTGACCGGCGAGACGTGGTGGGTGCTGGATCGCGAGGTGGCCACCTTCCCGACGTCGATGTGGTACGTGTCGCCGGATCGGATGGAGCCTGTTCCGTCGCCTGACGACTACCTGGTCGGATACATCTACCGATCGCCTAGCGGCGAGACGGTGCCGCTCCAGCTTGATGAAGTGATCCTGGAGAAGATGCCCGACCCGGAGGACCCATACCGGGGATGCGGGCCTGTCGCTCCGCTGCTGCCGAATATCCAGCAGATCCGATACGCCACCGAGTACCAGCGCAACCTGTTTCTGAATGGCGCGGAGCCGGGCGGCATCATCACCGTCCCGAACAAGCTGCGCGATACCGAGTTCAAGGAGCTGGTGAACCGCTGGCGCGAGAGCCACCAGGGCTGGACGCGGGCCGGGCGCGTGGGCGTGCTGGAGAACGGAAACACCTATGCCCCCAGCGGCATCAACAACCGGGATCTGGAGTACGGGCAGCTACGGCTGAACGCTCGGGACGAGATCCGTGAGGCCTGGCGCATCCACAAGGCCATGCTCGGCACGTCAGATGACGTCAACAGGGCGAATGCGGAGACGGCCAAGGAGATCTTCGACAACGACCTGATCGTCCCGCGACTGGACCGACGCAGGGACACGCTCAACTTCAAGCTGCTACCGATGTTCGGCGATGACCGGGTTGAGTTCGACTACGAGCCGCCCGTCCAGATCAGCCGCGAGGAAGACAATCTGGAGCTACAGGCCAAGGCCGAAGCCGCTCAGCGCCTCGTGGACTCCGGATACGACCCGCAGGACGTGCTGGAGGCCGTCGGCCTGCCCGAGATGAAGTTCGTCGGCGTGACCGCGCCCAACGTATCGGCCAGCCCGCCCGAACCGCCTGGACTTCCGACCCTGGCTGCGCCCGTCGCTGCCGGGACCTCTCAGCAGCCAGGGTCGGAGGCCGAAGCCGAGATCGGCAACTACCTCAAGCACCTGATCGGCATCAATGGTCACGAGTACGCAAGGAGCCACCGATGAATCCCGGTGAGATTCGCGGGCGGCTGCGAAACTACGCAACCGCTCAGCTACAGAGCAACAGGCAGTGGTTCCAGCTCGTGAACCAGACTGCGACCCGTCCGAACCAGCTCCACATATATGACGAGATCGGCTACTTCGGTGTGTCCGCGGCTGACCTCGTGGACCAGCTGAACGGCACCGAAGGCCCGGTTGACGTCTACATCAACTCGCCGGGCGGCGAGATCTTCGATGGCATCGCCATCTACAACGCGCTGTCCCGCCGCGACACGGCGGTCTACATCGATGGCATTGCTGCGTCGGCGGCCTCGTTCATCGCCATGGCGGCCTCACCCGGCAAGCTGGGCATGGCCAAGACCGGCCGCATTATGATCCACAACGGCATGGCGTTCGCGGCCGGGGATGCGGCTGATCTTCGCAAGCTGGCCGAGGTGCTGGACTCCGAGACCGCGAACATCGCGGGCATCTACGCCGACCGCACCGGCCAGCCCGCCGAGCACTTCCTGAAGATGATGGCGGAAGAGACGTGGCTCGGTTCCGAGGCGGCTGTCCGTGAGGGCCTGGTCGATTACGTGTACGACCCTCGGCAGGGACCGCTGAATGTGATCTGGCGTCGTGGCGACTTTGCCAACGCGAACATGGGAGACGGCGACTACAACGGCTGGTGCGTGCGGGACGGGCACTGGGTGTACGACCCGGACGAGAACGGCGACGACGACTCCACCGCAGCGGGCGACACGGACTACAGCCACTACGGGCCGGACGGACAGCTCAGGCCCGGTGTCAAGATCCCGCCGAAGCCGACCATTCCGCCGAGCCAGGCCATGGGTAACAAGATCACCAACGCCGTGGACAACTCGGCCTGGGATGCCTCTCGTGCCTGGCACAACGGAGCCGAGTCCGACGACCCCGCCGCGTTCTACCGCGCCATCTGTGCCGGGGAGCACAACAGCGGTGACCCGTCCACCCAGGCGCACTGGGCCCTGCCCTACAAGTACACGCCGTCTTCTCCGCCGAACGCGAACGGCGTGAAGGCTGCGCTGGCTGCCCTGGGCGGTGCCCGTGGCGGCGTACAGGACCTGAAGGACCCTGAGGGCTCTCGCAAGAAGCTGGAAGGGCTCATGAAGGAGATCGACCCCAGTTACGAGCCGAGCGATGACCTGGACCTTTCCGGCCTGGGCTCGTTCCTGCTCCAGACCCTCAGAGGAGGTAAGTGATGGTAGCGACCATGAAGGTCCCGACGACCCCCGAGGGTCTCCAGGAGCTTCTCAGCAACCCGACCAAGCTGAAGGAGTTCTTCAGCGAGCCGGCCATTCGCAACGGCGACAACAAGGCGTTCCTCGACGCGTACGCCAAGCAGTACATCCAGCGCAACCCGGACGCCATGGACGACATGCGGACGCAGGTTCAGTCCGTCCTGTTCGACCTGATCCGAGACAACGGCGGTGGCCGTCGTCCGGCCGTCGACATCCGCAACGCGCTGTCGTTCCCGGGTGGTCGTCCGCAGCTGAGCCTGGGCGCCAACGGCACGGCTGCAATCGCTCGCGGTCGCGGTGGCGTCTACAACAAGTGGGCTCCGGGTGCCCGCATGGAGCGCGAGGTCCAGGACAGCGACCGCTTCGAGACCATCGGCGACTACTGCGCGGCCATCCGCATGGCGGGCACGGTCACGTCTGACCCGCGCGCCGCTGAGTACAAGCGGAAGCTGGACCTGCTTCGCGAATTCCAGAACTCGTTCGGCAGCGAGGACCCCGGCGCGGGCGGCTTCCTGATCCCCGAGCAGCTCCGGGCCGATCTGCTCCAGCTCAGCCTGGAGAACTCGGTGGTCCGGCCGCGAGCCACCGTTATCCCGATGAACACCCTCAAGGTGCCGATCCCCACCGTGGACGAGACGTCGCACGCCAGCAACGTGTTCGGTGGGGTCCAGTTCTTCTGGGACGAGGAGTCGAGCAGCATCACCGAGTCGCAGGCCAAGTTCGGCCGGGTGACCCTGGAGGCCCGCAAGCTGGCCGGCTTCTTCAAGGTGCCCAACGAGCTGCTCGCCGATGCCCCGGCGTTCTCCGGCTGGTTCGACACCATCGTCCCCAAGGGCCTGGCCTGGTTCGAGGACGTGGCATTCCTCTCGGGTACCGGCAGCACCCAGCCGCTCGGCGTCGTCGGCACGCAGAACCCGGCCTTCATCCAGGTGGACCGGGCTGGGGTGAACGCGATCGCCTGGGCCGACATCATCGGCATGTACGCCCGCATGCTGCCACAGTCCCTCGCGTCGGCGGTGTGGATCGCGAACATCGACACCTTCCCGCAGATCGCGCAGCTTCAGGGCGCGGGCGGCAACCCCGGCATCTGGGCGGGCGGCTGGGCCGCGCGGGATGCCTCGGACGCGCCTCCGCTGAACCTGATGGGCCGTCCGATCTACTTCACCGAGAAGGTGCCTTCTCTGGGCACGTCGGGCGGGGCTGTCGGCGACATCTCGTTCGTGGACCTCAGCTACTACCTAGTGGGGGACCGCCAGGCCGTGGCCGTGGCCGCGAGCGAGCACTTCGCGTTCCAGAACGACCAGACCGCCTACCGCATCATCGAGCGCGTTGACGGTCGGCCGTGGATGCAGAGCGCACTCACCCCGCACACCGGCTCCAACACCCTCTCGCCGTACGTCGGCCTGACCGTCAGCTGACCTTCGTGACTTACGTAAAGCTGACCAGCAACTCAACGGGCTGGACCCAGAGCGTCGGCAATACGACCGACACCTACTTCCGACTGGAAGACATTCCGTACCTGGAGGTGCGGGGTCCAGCCAGTGACGGCAACTACTACATCGGATGCGAAGCGGCCGGGAGCACCGTTTTCCTCGATCCCGGATACGCCAGCCAGGCGCTAGCTGAAGCGGCTCTTGACGAGTTCGTTAAGACCGCTGCGGCTGGCGGTCTGACCGGTCCCTGACCAAATGTTCTAGGCCGAGGACAGGACGACATGCCTGCCCGGTAGGCCGAACCGATCCAGTCCGGCAGTAACTCCCCGGACCGAGAACAGGAGAAAGTCATGTCAATGGAAGCTCTGGGGCGGCTGATCGACCTCAGCGTGGACTTCGTCCCGGTCGACCTGTCGGCTGGCGCGAACACCGGCAAGCTGGTGTCGCTGCGCAACTGCTCCGGCGTCGCGGTGGTTCTGTTCAAGGGCCTGGAGGCGGGCACGGACGATCCGGTCCTGACCTTCAAGGAGTCCAAGGACTCCTCGGGCACCAGCAAGCAGAACTTCGCCCACGGCATCGACCACTACTACCAGAAGGCAGCGGTGTCCCTCGTGGCAGGCACCACCTGGTCCAAGGTGACGCAGGCCGCTTCGGCGACGGTCACGCTCACCAGCCAGGCCGCCAACCAGGGCATCTACGTGTTCGAGGTGCTGGCGAGCCAGCTAACCGACGGGTTCTCGTACCTGTCGGTGGACACCGCGGACGCCGGTGCGACCGCGCAGCTCGGCGGCATCCTCTACATCCTGCACGACCTGGAGATCCAGAGGACGCCGGCCAACCTGCTCGCGGCCTCGACCTGACCAGGCGGCCTCGCCGTGTTTCTCCCCGTCGCACCGCGAGGCCGCCTCCAGACCGGGTGGTGCGGCAACCCGGAAACGGGCTCGGCGGGTCTGGATGTTTCTCGGCTACCCAGGCCCGCCGAGCTCCTAAATAGCCAGAAATAAGGAGATTCCCAGATGTGAGATCGGGCCGTAGCGCTCGGACCCTTACCGGGGTCCGTACCGGCCCCGTTTCTCCTGGGAGCGGACACCTGAGCCACATGCGCGAGGGCTCCCGGACCGGCGAAGGAGGACCGAAATGGGTGTGACCGGATGGGATCTGTACGCAACGCTCCAGCATCAGAGCCAGCTAGCCGATTACTACCAGAAGCAGCGGCCTACCGCCTGTCCGCACGACGGCACCCCGCTAAAGCAGGGACCGCCGCAGGAGCCGGGGGTCCTGTTCTGTCCTATGGGTGATTTCCAGTACCCGGACGACTGGGACTCGCAGTCGATGTCTGGAATGTGACTCATAGGCGTCACCCACAACTGAATTCAGCCGAAGACTCTTCACGAAAGCAGCAAGAGGCAAATGGCTAGCATTATTGAGCCCTGGTACTGCACCAGGGAGGAAGTCATGGACGCCATGGACTTCCGCGATAGTACGCTCCGTACTGCGAGCGTTGACTCGGCTATTGCCGGGGCGAGCCGCGACGTGGACGACCTGTGCCACCGGGTGTTCTACCCGGAAGACACGACCCGCTCTTTCGACTGGCCCAACTTTCAGAGCGCGTACCCGTGGCGAATCTGGCTTGAGCGCAGCGAGCTCGCCGACGTTACCGGCAACGTCCCGGTTGTGACCTCTGGCGGCAACGTCATCAGCTCTTCGGATGTGCTGTGGGGTCCGTGGGATGACCCCGCTCCGCCCTACACCTTTGTCGAGCTGAACCGTAATTCGGCTTCCTCCTTCGGGCAGGGCAGCACGCCGCAGAAGGACGTGCAGATCGCCGGGACCTACGGCTACTGGGTCCGTACCGAGAGCCGGGGCACGCTCGCCGCCGACATCAGCAACTCAGCCACCACCCTCAAGTGCTCGGATGGCGGGCTCATCACCGGCCTTGGGGTGGGCGACATTCTGCTGCTGGGTACCGAGCGCATGCTGATCACGGGCAAGAGCGCCGTTGACTCCGGCCAGACCGTACAGTCCGGGGCCACTACCAAGTCCGTAGCCGACAATGCCCTGAGCGTGACCACCGGGTCGTCCTTCTCGGTCGGGGAGCAGGTGCTCGTCGGTACCGAGCGCATGTACATCGACGACATCGCCGGGAACACGCTGCTGGTGAAGCGATCCTGGGGCGGTAGCGTCCTTGCCACGCACGCCGCTAGCGACACTATCTTCGTGTATCGCAACCTGACGGTGACCCGCGCCGCGCTCGGCACCTCGGCCGCCAGCCACACAAACGGCGCGGCCCTGCTGCGGTATGCGATCCCCGGCCCGGTGCGAGAGCTGGCTCTGGCTGAGGCCATCAACAACGTGCAGCAGAAGACCAGCGGATACGCCCGAACCATCGGATCAGCAGACAACGCCCGCAACGCTAGCGGCGCTGGCCTCCAGGACATCAGGGACCGGGTGTTCGCCGGCTACGCCCGCAAGGCCCGGACGGCGGTGATCTAGGTGACTGAGGTAGTTGAGACCGGACCACTGTTCGACGGGCGGCTTGCGGCTGACCTGACTCGTGCCTGCGATGAGGCTGCTGACCTTATCGCGCAGACCGGGCACGACGAGGTTGAGGCGTACCTCGGCACCCACCTGAAGCACCCCACCGGCTACTACGAGAGCCGGGTCCGCGTCGACCGGCAGCAGGACGACCGGGTTATCGATGACGGCGGCGTCGTGTATGGGCCATGGCTGGAGGGCGTAGGCAGCCGCAACTTCCCGCGTACCAGATTCCGCGGTTACCGCACATTCCGCACGGTGACGCAGACGCTTGACCGCGAGGCCGGGCGCATCACCGAGGAAGTCATCTCGCAGCACATCAGGGAGGAGGGGTTATGTCGTTCGACGCTGGCGCGATACAGAACCTGTTCGACCTGGTGCAGAGCAAGGTGCTGGCTACCGGGTACTTCAGTTCGGCAGCCACCGCAGAGCCAAAGGCAGCCCCGGCTGACGATCTGACGTGCGCTATCTGGACGGACAGAATCAGCCCGGTGCGGACGAGCGGGTTGAGTAGCACGTCCGCCCTCGTGGTTTTCCTGGTGCGTGTCTACT